GCCTTGGTGTGAATTAGGGCATTTTGGATCGTATCTTTTTAGTGGGCAATATGCCCAAGGAGCTTGAGATGGCACATAAGATGATTAAATACCGACTCAATCAAGATGGAACAATTCCTTCTTTTTTGTGTTTACATGAAAATGGTGTTGGCGGTGTATATGGTGTTGCAGACTCAACTCCATCACCTCGTGATTTATTAATGGTTGGCATTACAGAAGAAGCTTCTGGAGACTTCCAAGAGATTGCAACTAAGGCTGATTTGTTGGCCTATTTGACATTGGTTGGCGCTGATTGGAAGACTGCTGGCGCTACTCCTGATGACGAGATGGTTCCTTTTGACCCTTCAGCCGCTGCTGATTGGGCATGGGATCGTTTAGATGCTCTGAATGCTTAATTATGTCAGACGTAAGCCATGAGCAAATCTATGAGCGACTTGTTGCTGTTGAAGGCAAGGTTGATCGTATTGACAACAACACCAAAGGGCTTGTAGAGGCTATTGATGCGGCCCAAGGCGCTATTAAAGTGCTAGGGTGGATTGCTTCTATTGCTCAACCAATTTTATGGATTGGTGGTGTTATTGTGGCTGCAGGTGCAGTTTGGCAGACATGGCTTAAAAAGTAATGGCTAATGTAAAACAACAACTAGATATTCCTGCTATACCTTCTTTGGGTACATCAGGAATTGTCTATTCTCAAAGTCTACAGAATCAAAATAATGGACTTTTGAGGTTGTTTTTTACTAAGTTAGTTAACGCAATACAGTCTGTTATTGGCCCAATGGGTGGCAAGTACTTGAATAATCCTTATGGGGCTTTTCAAGACTCCACAAATCAAACTGCTGCCAATACTACAACAGCTTATCCTGTCACGTTTAACACCACTGATTTTTCCAATGGTGTCACAATGGCAAGCGGCAGTCGGATTACTGTTGCTAGTTCTGGCATCTGGAATTTGCAGTTTTCCATTCAACTAAAAAACACAACCAGTAGTGGTCAAGATGTGGATATTTGGTTTCGCAAGAATGGCACAAATATTGACAATTCAAACAGCAGATTTCACCCGCCAGCAAGAAAAGGCTCTGGTGATCCAAGCCACATTATTGCTGCATTGAACTTTTTTGTAGAAATGAATGAAAGTGACTACATTGAAATCATGTGGAGAACTGAAAACACTGGTGTGTCTATAGAGGCATTTGGAACAAGTACAAGCCCGACAAGACCAGCGGTTCCTTCAGCCATTGCTACAATGACGTTTGTGTCTAACCTACCTACGCAATAGAATACGAACATGGCTTACATTCCACTACAAATTCCTCCAGGCGTATACAAAAACGGGACTGAATATCAGTCTAAAGGCCGTTGGAATAGCGCAAATTTAGTGCGTTGGTACGAAAACACTATCCGTCCAGTAGGTGGTTGGAGAAAACGTGCTACCTCTCAATTAACTGGAATGGCTAGAGGTCTGATTAACTGGCGTGATAACTCCAATAACAGACGTATCGGAATTGGTACGCATTCAAAACTATACGTAATGAATGAGGGTGGTACTCTTACAGATATTACTCCCGCAACATTTACTGTTGGTGATCCAGATGCATTATTAAAGATTGGTTATGGCTATGGTACTTATGGAAGTTCAGCTTATGGCGTTGCCAGACCAGATTTAGGTTCATACACTCCTGCCACAACATGGAGCATGGACACATGGGGTGAGTATTTGGTTGCTTGCTCAACTAAAGATGGGAAACTGCTTGAATGGCAATTAAATGTTGCCAATGATGCTGTTGCCATTACTAATGCTCCAACTAGCTGTACTGGTTTAATTGTTACTCAAGAACGATTCTTATTTGCCCTTGGAGCAGGTGGAAATCCACGTAAAGTCCAATGGTGTGACCAAGAAAACAATACTGTATGGACTCCTGCCGCCACCAACCAAGCTGGTGACTTTGAGTTAACCACTATTGGTTCTTTGCAATGTGCTAAACGCATTCGTGGAGCTACTATTCTGTTTACTGATGTGGATGTACATACTGCCACTTATATTGGCCCACCATTTATTTACAGCTTTGAGCGTGTAGGTACAGGTTGTGGCGTTATCTCTAAGCAAGCAGTAGCTGCTACTGACAATGCCTGTATTTGGATGTCTGGATCAGGATTCTGGATGTACGATGGCTTTGTTAAACCATTAAATTCTGATGTATCAGATTATGTGTTTAGTAACATGAACACTACGCAATCCTCTAAGGTTTATTGCGTCCATAATTCAACTTATGGTGAGATTTGGTGGTTTTACCCAAGTTCCGCATCCAACGAAGTAGATTCTTACGTTTCTTTTAATTATCGTGAGAATCATTGGGCAATTGGTACTTTGGCTCGTACCTGCGGTACAGATCGTGGAATCTTTAATAACCCAATTATGGTGTCTACAGACGGATACGTCTATGAGCATGAAGTTGGTTTTGCTTATGATGGTCAAACATTGTTTGCTGAGTCAGGACCAGTAGAGCTAGGAGTTGGAGACAGAACCATGAGTCTGACAGGATTAGTTCCTGATGAAAAGACTTTGGGTGATGTTCAGGTTCGGTTTAGCACCAAGTTCTATCCTAATTCTACAGAATATAACTATGGTCCATATTCAATGGCTAATCCTACTTCAGTACGCATAAGCGGAAGACAAGTAGCCGCCAAGATTGAGGGCGTTAGATTAACTGATTGGCGTGTCGGGACAATTCGATTTGATGGAAAACTAGGCAGTCAGCGTTAAATATATTATGATTGAACATGATTCTCAAGATTGGCGTGAATTAAGAAATGCCAAACTGTTAGAATGGTTTGGTGGCAACCAGAGTGCTGTAGACTTTTTAGTCGCTTTATCAAGTATTGCTGAGTTATGGGATGACTTAGTAGATAAAGATAAACAGCCAAGTCGAAAAGAGATAGATGCTGTCTTTTGGAACGCTTTGGTGACGCTACCTACAAATGAGTTCTTTAATGCTAATAGGGCGTTTTTAATGCCGTTAGTCATTCAGAGTATAAATGCTTGGCAAGACTCTGTAGAACTTGAAAATGGTAATACCAATGACAGAGCTTATGCACTCACATTGCGTATTATTTCATTACAAATAGCACCAATGATAGTCTTATTGCTTAGAGGACAAGAAGCAATGAGAGATGTTAGTACGGAAATGTGGCGATACTTTACGTCACATGATGATGCAATTAAATGGATACAAGGGGAATAATATGTCTCTAGGCGGCTCAAGCGAAAGTACACAGCAGTTAGATCCTGCGTTACGTGATTTGTTCTTGCAAAATTATCAAGGCGCACAAGGTGCAGCGTCTGGATTGCAAGCTCGTCAATTTGCAGGTTTTAACCCTGATCAAATGGCATCGGCTAATATTTCACGTCAGTTTGCTGATCCTAATAGTGAAACATTTGCTGGTATGCGTCAAGCCTTTACTACCGCACAAACAGCGGGAAATTATGCACCACAACAGGTGGCTTCTCGTGATGTCCAAGCGGCTTTAGCTCAAGCAGCTCAATTAGGCCGTGGGACAGTTCGTGATGTTAATGCAGAACGCATTGCTGCAGAACGTATTGCCGCAGGTCAGGTTTCTGGTGCTGATGTTGCTTCTGAAGCATTAAAACAAATTGCTCCACAAGCCCGTGAAAATATTCGTGATATTACTGCTGGTTCGTTTTTGAACCAGAATATTGAACAGTACATGAATCCATTTACTAAAGCAGTTACTGAGCAAAGTTTGGCAGACTTAGAGCGTTCAAGATTATTGCAACAACAACAAACTGCGGCTCAAGCTACTGCGGCTCGTGCTTTTGGTGGATCTCGACAAGGCGTAGCAGAAGCAGAGACTAATCGTGCGTTTGGAGAAAATGCGGCTCGATTGGTTGCTCAACAGAATGCTGCGGGTTATGAGGCGGCTCAACGTGCTTCTGAGGCTGATTTGGCTCGTGCAATGCAAGCACAACAACTTAATCAAGCTCAAGATTTGGCTACTACTCAACAGTCTTTGCAATTGGCAGGACAGTTTGGTTTGGCTAATCAACAAGCGGCATTGGAAGCGGCTCGTGCTAATCAAGCAACTGGTTTAACTGCATCACAGGCTAATCAAGATGCAATATTAAGAGCTAATCTAGCTAATCAAGGTTATGACTTTAATGTTGGTCAGCTTAATACGCAAAACCAGCAACAGACTAACCTTGCAAACCAAGCGGCTCAAAACCAAGTGGCATTGGCCAATGCTCAGAATTTCTTGCAAGCTAACTTAGCTAATCAAGGTGCAGGATTACAAGCTAATCAACAGCGTATTGGTGCATCTGGTCAAATGGCTAATATTGCACAAGGTGGTCAGCAAATGGGCTTTGCAGGAGCAAATCAACTTGCTCAACAAGGTGCTGTACAACAACAGTTCTCTCAAGCTCAGTTGGATGCAATCCGCAATCTGCCCTTGGAACAACAACAGATTCTCAATCAAGCATTGGGTATCAATGTTGGTGGTGGCTCTGGTATGCAATCAAGCTCTTCATCAGGCCAAGGTTTGTTTGGTCTATTCAGATAAGGAATTTATATGATTAATATTGGGTTGTTATCTGATGCCGCATTGACGGGCTTGTCTGATGCTGATAAACAAGCAATGCAAAAGCAAGCTACTCAGCAATTTCTGATTGGTAGTTTATTGAGTGGCGATCCTGGTGTTGGCTTTCGGTCAGCATCGGAAATTCCATCTACTGCAATCACAATGCAGGATATGTTGCGTAAGAGCCAACTAGCTCAAGCAGATCAAGCGGCTCTAGAAGGTTTTAGATCTAAGTACACCCCTACTAGATTCCAAGAAGCAAACCCTGCTTACATGGGTCCTGTTACGCCAGAACAATTGGCACAACAAGAGCAAATTAAAGGTGCTAGAGCGCAAGGCTTACCATTCAACATACAAAATGCTTTGCAAGATGTATTGGGATTGCCTGTTGCCTCACAAAGCGCCATGCGTGAAACTATCACTGCTTTGCAACCTAAAGTGCAAGGTGATTTAATGTTGAATCCCAATATGCAAATTATTGGTGGATTACCAACTAGTAAAGATCAAATTCAAACTCAATTTAATACTCAAACAGGTCAGTTTGAAGCTAAACCTGTATTTGGAGGTATGCAAGCTAGGATTCAGACTACACCTCCAGAGGTGTCTCCTAATACTATGCTTGTTCCAATGCAAGGTGGTGGTTTTGTTCAAAGATCTATACCTGGTGGCCCAGCTGCGGTTGGTGAAATTGAAAGTGCTAAAGCAATAGCTCAAGCTAGTGGTCAAGTTGAGCGAGTTGTTGGTGCAGATGGAACAGAATATTTTGTTCCTAGGTCTGCATTGCTTACTCAGCGTCCAACTGCGGGTCAAGCTGGAGTGACAACTGGCGGTGTAACTGGTGGCGCACCTAGTGGCGCAGTAGCCAAAGCTTCTCCAGCGCAACAAACACTAGATGCCGCAACCAATGCTAGATTCTTAGATTTCTCGAAGAACAGTTTAGAGTCTGCAAATAGTGCCAGTGGACGCAAGATTGCTGCTGAACAACTGTATGACCTTGCAACACAAGTTAACAACAATAAATTAACTGGTTTGCAAGCAGGTGTCTATGGATACATGAATGCAATCCCAGGCGTTGGAAAGTTATTTGAGCAGGACATTACTGATGTAACCCGCATGACTCAGATGATTAAAACAGCACAGTTAGAAAAGACTGCAATGCAAAAAGGTGCTGCCAGTAACTTAGACGCTACAACAATTGAGAAAAGCTACGCATCTATAACAGATCCTGCTTCTTCAACACGAATGGCTGCTGCCTTTGAGGTTGCACTTGCTGATAAAGACGTTGCTAAGAATCAGTTTGTTGAAGCCTATAGAGGTGATCCTGGCAAGATAAATACAGCATGGCAAAGTTCTCCTGAAAATAAACCAGTTTTTAGTCATCCAAAATTCAACCAGTTCCTTACTGAGCAAGTTAATGCTTGGAACCAAGGTGGCGCTCAAGGAAAGCCTGTGCTTCCCGCAGGATTTACATTCGGTACTGGTAAAAAATCAGGTGAGTTTTTAATTAAACGTCCTGATGGCTCAATCTATCGCATAGGTCAATAATGGCAACTAAAGACGAAATCTTTGCTTTTGCTGCTCAAGAGGCAGAGAGACAAGGTGTTCCTCTTTCGTTAGTACAAGGCGTAGTTGATACAGAGTCTGGTGGTGTTTTTAACGCTATAGGACCGAAAACCAAAACTGGTGATCGTGCTTATGGACCGATGCAATTGATGGGTGCTACTGCCAAAGATCTTGGTGTTAACAGAATGGAATGGAAAGATAACATCCGAGGTGGTGTTAAGTATTTAAGCCAATTATCGCAACAATTTCAAGATCCTAGTTTGGTCATGGCGGCTTATAACGCTGGCCCAGGTAATGTACAAAAGTATGGTGGTATTCCTCCATTTAAAGAGACTCAAAATTATGTTCAAAAGGTTCAAAACTTTATGGCTAAATCTACAAATGATGACGATTTTGTTCCTTTCGGACAAGGTACAACAACTCAAGCGCCTACTCAAACTGTAGGTGCTGATGATTTTGTGCCATTTACTGGATCACAAAAGCAAGTACAAAAACAAGTACAGCAAACACAAGCTGCCCCTAGTCCTACTGACTTCATGCAGAGTGTTAGACAACAAGCATTTCAGCCAAGAACTCAGTTTCAACAAGACGTTGCTGCAAGCTTTAACCCATTAGATGTATTGCGTGGCAAAACTACTAGTGGACAATTAATCTTTGGCGCTGCTGATTTAATGGCTCAAGGAATTAAGGGAGGTCTAAGCAAGCTTGGCTTGTCAGATGAATACCTTGGTATTGATCGCACTAAACCACAACCTGTTGCTCAACCAACTCAGTCTATTGGCGATATTCTAAAAGGCACTTACAAAGTGGCTACAGAGCGTCCTGGTCTATTGGTTGGTGGACTTGGCACTGGTTTGCTTGATCCTACTAATTTATTGTTGCCTGGCGCTATCCAGAAATCTATTGTTTCTGCTACACCTAATGTGCTTACACAAATGGCTCCGAGGACTGTTGCGTTAGCGCAGAACATTGGTACTGGTGCAACTACTGCCGCACTTACATCTGCTGCAGCACAACAGGCCAATACAGGAACAATTAATCCTCAACAAGTGTTTAATGAGGCCGCTGCAGGTGGTATTTTGACTGCTCCTACTGCTACTGTAAGCGCATTGACTACGCCAAGAGCGCCAGCCAATTTGACTCAAGCTCAATTGGTTGCTGAACGTGCTATTGCTCAAGGCGCTACATTGCCACCGACTCAAGTTAATCCATCTATGTTGAATCGATTGCTTGAAGGATTCTCTGGCAAACAACAAACTGGTCAAGTTGCTTCTATTAAAAATCAAGAAGTAATTAATGCTCAAGCTCGTAAGACTTTGAACTTGCCAGAAGATACAGTAATAACACCACAAGTATTACAAGACTATCGTAATGTTAAAGGTCAGGCATACGATGCCTTAAAAGCCAACAACACTTATTACGCTGACAAACAATTCTTTACGGATATTAACAAGCGCACCGCAGAACTACAAAAGTTGGCTAATACAACAGATGTAACTGCTGAACTTAGAGTTCTTAATGGCTTGAAGCAAATGAACTTTGATGGTGTTGGCTTGGTTGAACAGATGAAACGCCTACGATTCGATGGTGAGGGTAATCTTGCGTCTCTAGATCCTTCCAACAGAAGTCTTGGTCAGGCACAGAAGTTTGCTGCTAGACAACTTGAAGACTTGGCAGAACGTAATTTGAAGAACTTTAATCAGCCAGATGTAATGTCTAACTTTAAGCAAGCTCGTCAAGATATTGCCAAGAGTTACACCATTGAAAAGTCATTGAATGCAGTAACTGGTGATGTATCTGGCGCTAAGTTGGGTCAACGTGCTGCACAAGGAAAGATTGTTCCTAGTGAACTTCAAGCTTTAGCAGATGCAGCTGCCGCATATCCAACTGCTTTCCAGAATACTTCTCGTATTGGAAGTGTTCCTGGCATCAGTCCATTGGACGTAGGAGCCGCAGGTATTGCCGCTGCTTCAGCAAGTAATCCTAGTCTGCTTGCTACTGTATTAGGTAGACCAGCAGTCAGAGCAGGTATTACTAGTCCAGTATTCCAACGCAATATGTTGCCTAGTTCGCAACCACAAGCACCAGGACTATTAAACAGAGCAACTTCTAATCCATTGCTAAACTATGGGTTAGGACAGATTCCTCAGTACGATGCTGATCGTTTCTTGCTTCCAAGATAACATGAAAGATTGGGCTGTAGCAATCATTGCGGCAGTCTGTATCAGTTGCTTTGTCATCTTTTGTAGCTACATTATTGTTTGGGCGTACCCGTGAAATGGCTACTAATGCTTTCAATGTTGTTTACATTGGTGGCATCTAGTAAAGATAAAACTGAATACAGATGTGTTAGATGGGCATGGACAGGTGATGTTTACAACCGAAAAGTAGTATGCCTTGAGTGGCAAAAAGTTGATAAAAAATGATTGATCCTCTAACCGCTCTAGCTGGCATACAGTCAGCAATCAGCATGGTCAAGAAGGCAGCTAATGTTGCCAATGACCTTGGCTCACTTGCGCCCATGATTGGTAAGCTATTTGACGCTAAGTCTGTAGCTACAAAAGCCATGCTTCAAGCCAAGCAGTCTGGCAAAGGCTCGAACATGGGTACAGCTTTGCAGATTGAGATGGCTCTAGAACAGGCTAGGGCGTTTGAGGAAGAGTTAAAGATGCTCTTCATGCAGACAGGCAAAATTGACGTTTGGCAGAAGATTAAGGCCCGTCAAGCAGAGATGGACTTGGCAGATGCCAAAGAGATAAGTGCTTTAAAGAAGGCAGAGAAAGAAGCCAAACAGAAAGAACAAGAACAACTAGAGATTGGCTTGGCAATAGGTGGGATATTCTTTGTTCTGTTTCTAGTCTTTGTTGGCGTGAATGAGCTGATGACATTCTGTGAAGCAACCAGAAGGTGTGGTCGGTGAATGAGTATCAGAAGACCTTTGACTTATGCTTAAAAATCTTTGTCTATGGACTTGTGGCTTTGTATTTCTTGGGGTTTTTAAAGTTTCTTCCTGACGATTTGTCGGACAAAATTGTCAATCTCCTACTTAATCGTATTGGACTTGGTAAATGAAATATGTATTATTTGTATTACTTGTATTTTTAGTTGGATGCGAAGACCGCTACCGATACAAGTGCCAAAATCCTGATTACTTCCATGCGGAAGAGTGCCAAAAACCTAAATGTTTGTTTACCCAACAATGCCCTGAATACTTGGTAGCCCCAATCTTGGAGAAAAAAATCAATGACATCCAACCAGAAAAACCTAACAACTGAAGAATTTGAGGTCAGAGTTTGGGGGTTTGTGGTCATTATGGTCACTTGCATCCTTTGCTTTATTGTTATTGCTTTGCTCTACTCTGTCACATTTGTGACTCAGCCTATCAAAAGTATGGCTCCAATTGACCAAGCATATACCAAGATGCTGAACGACATTGTTCTGCTTATTGTAGGTGGTATTGGTGGAGTGATGACTAAAAGGGCAGCAGGAGCCGTTTCTAAGGCTTTTGGGAGTCCAAATCAACCTCAGATGATGCAACCTATGTGTCAGCCAATGCAAGGCTCTTATGGCTCATCTTATGCGCCACCGCAATCTGCGTATGGTTTGCCTAGTCAGCCATTTGGTGCTATGCCTGTTTGGAAAAACCCAGAGTTAGATGAATCATGGACACCTGGACCACCTCCTACTACTCCTCCAGAACACTTGGAAGACAATGAAGAGCGTGAACACATGGCAATGGCTAGAAAAGAGGTTGAATAATGTTACCTATACCTTTACCTTGGTTGATAGTGGGTGTTTTGGTATCTCTCTTTGGTACATACCAAGTAGGCCACCACTATGGATGGTTAGAGCGTGATAACGACATGAAGATAGCCATTGCCAAAAAGAATGAAGAAGCTCGTCAGATCGAGCAAAACATGACTGAAAAACTTTCTCAACAATCTGCCAAACTACAGGAAGCCAATGATGCTATTAACAAAAAAACTACTGCCCTTGCTGTTGCCAATCGTGCTGGCAAGTTGCGCCTCTGCCCCTCAAGTAACGTACAAGCCCCCACAAGTACCCCCATTGCCTCCACAGATACAAAAGCAACCAGTGAACCTGACAGACAGGCTAATGAACCTTCTGATGCCGAAAGAGCAACCATCGATGCCATCGCAGAAATAGTCGCCCAAGGCGATAAGAATACTGTCGCTTTGAATGCTTGCGTAGACTCGTATAACCAGATGAGAGATTTGCTAAATGGTAACAAGTGAACAATTAGCTAGATTACATATTGGTAATCAATGGGTAGATGCTCTGAACGCTACCTTTGATCGTTTTAACATTGATACGCCAGTTCGCCAAGCGGCATTTATTGGTCAATGTGGGCATGAGTGTGGCAACTTTAGGATTCTTGAAGAGAACCTTAACTACAGGGCAGAGGCTTTACAGAAGTTATGGCCTAAAAGGTTTGATGCCGCTAAAGCACAAGCTTGCGCTCGTAATCCTAAGTTGATTGCTAATACTGTATATAGCTCACGTATGGGCAACAGGGATGAGGCTTCAGGGGATGGCTGGCGTTTCCGAGGCCGAGGATGTATCCAGTTGACAGGCTCTGCAAATTATCACCATGCAGGTCAGGCATTGGGTGTTGACTTCATTATGGAGCCTGATCTTGTAGCTACACCTCAGTACGCTGCTCTTACAGCAGGGTGGTTTTGGGACACCCACAAGCTGAACCAATTTGCTGATGTCAGAGACTTTAAAACCATGACTAAGAAGATAAATGGCGGTTTTATTGGCCTAGAAGACCGCATCAAACATATAAATCATGCACTTGAAGTTTTAACAAGTTAAATATAATTGTCATAAATACTGTATAAGGTGTTGAAATGTCTAACATTCCTACGCCAGAACACGCAGAACTGTTCGCACAAAGTGTCAAAAAGTGGCAACAAGTGCTGAGTCTGGGTGATTGGAGAATAGAGAAGGGCATGAAGCCAGCTAAATCGGCAATGGCTTCTGTTGAGTTTACTCCTGCTGCAAGACTTGCTGTTTATCGTTTGGGAGACTTTGGTGCTGAGAAAGTCACCCCAGAGTCTTTGGATCAGACTGCTTTGCATGAGTTACTTCATGTGTTCCTACATGACTTAATGACTGTGGCACAAGACCCCAAATCATCTCAAGATGAGATTGAAATGCAAGAGCATAGGGTCATCAATTTGCTAGAAAAGCTATTGTTTAAGGATTCCAATGGGCGCTCATAATGAAACGTGTACTGACATGGAGTTCATCCAGTTATGGGGTCAACTTCAATCTGCCACAAAAATAGCTAAACACTTAGGAATAAACAACAGGGCGGCTCATCTACGCAGAAGGTGGATTGAAAAAGAATACAACATGGTACTTAACGCAAGTGATTTGCGTGGTATGCAATACGATAAAAACAAACCTAAGTCATTTAGTCCACTAAAACAAGTTGAACTTGGGATGCTAGATGGATGTGTAATTGTTTTCTCTGACGCTCACTTCATACCTGGTCAACGCTCAACAGCATTTAAAGGGCTTCTATACATGATAGAAACGCTCAAGCCTCATGCTGTGATATGTAACGGGGATGCGTTTGATGGAGCGTCTATATCGAGACATGACGTAACTGACCAACCAGCTACTACTGTTATTCAAGAGTTAAAGGCTTGTCAGGGTGCATTGGGTGAGATTGAGGAAACTGCCAAAGCAGCAAGACACAATGTAAAGCTACTGTTTACATGGGGAAACCA